CAATTACTTTAGCGGCGCCTGGTGGTGCTGTTGTTGGTAAAGTAAACGTACAGGGAGCATATATCTTTGGCTAAAGGTGATCGTCCTAAGCCGCGCCCACCTGATAATAAGGCAGTTAGGATTAGTGTCAAAGACCAGAATGATAATCTGGTTAATGATGCTACCTGTATTATTGCTGTTGGTCCCATTCAATATAGTGGTGTAACAAATGAGAATGGCGTAGCATTTGTTGTTATTCCATATAATCTGGCTGAAGGTCTTATTCGTATTACGAAAGATGGTTATGGTACTTATGAAGATGAGTATAGTTTACCGTTAACTCCATTAATTCAATTACATATCACAGTAAGTTCTACACCACCCCCACCTGATGTAATACCACTACCAGACACACATCCGTTGTTTTGGCGTGGTGATTTCTTAACCTTATATACTTCAAATCAGAATTTTACTGGTCACTTTTTAATGTTAAGTGATACAGAACAAAATGAAGTTATTCGGTTAATGAAAGAACGTAATTACACAGACATTCTTCTTGAGACTATTCATAAAGGATCATCACAATATGATCCAATGCCTGCATATGATTTATTACGTAATGGCAACGATAATATTATTCGTTTTGGATTAGAGAAGCTTCGTCAAAATGGAATTCGTGCAGTAATTCAATTTGGCTTTAGCAATAACAAAGCATCTTGGAATTCTTATAAGCCAATCTCTAATTATGGTAATAACTATGTTGTACCGTTTTTAAAGAAATTTAAGTCTCTTATAAACTCTATATCCTTTGGCATTGAAATTACTGAAACTTGGACATGGGATGAGATTCATGAATTAGCTCGTATTGTTAGTCAAGAATGTCCTGATATTCCTATGGCCTTTCATATGGGTCAAGGGGAATGGGGACCAAATAGAGATAATCCCTGGGAAGGTGGTAGAGAAGAAGCTTGGTGGACTTATCTCAAAGATATTATTCCTAATGATCTTGGAATGTTTTTTCAGTATGTGCATAAGGACAGTAACACTCAATTCATATGCACTGATTATGAAATTATCCAGCACACAGAAGCACTCTTAGATGGAAGATTACGTCGAGTTGGTGTTTATTTGATTGCTGGTGAGTATGGATTTAGAGTTCCTGAAGAACAAACGCGTCGAGCTGGTGCTATTGCTAAACAGTATGGCGCTGATGGATTTATGAATGGGGGATTATAAATGACTCCTGAAGTAGAATTAGCTATTGGTGGCGCGGTTGGTACGTTTGCTAAGATTGTTATGATGTCGGGTGGTATTACGGGGCGTCTAGCTACGTTAGCAGCAGTTCTATTTACGACATTAACCTTTTTCGTTTGGGGTTATTCTCATAATGATTTCTCTCGTGCAACTACATGGGCCTATTTTGTTGCATGGTTAAATGTTAATGCAATCGCGGCCGGCGCATTTCATGGTACTGAGCAAATTGTAGCAAGAGTTCAACGAGATTCTTAACATGGATATTAAATGGGATGGCTCAATTAACATTGTATCCTTGATTGAGTTTGGAGCCTTGTTATTTGGCATCCTAAAGATTTACAAGCAACAGGTTGAAACTCAGTTAAAAGTTGAAACAATGTGGCGTAAGTATGTAGGGGAGAATGAATAATGCCTGGTTGGTTAAAGCTAGTCGGAATCGGGATTCGTGAAGGTATTAAAGTTTGGACTGGTTTTTCTCCTTTAGCAAAAGCTGGCTTAAATGATCGTGGTGATGCAGTTATTGATAAGGTTAGTGATACACTCAATAAAGTAGCTGAGATTGTAGTTATCACTGAATCTATCGGTGTTGCATTATCACTTGATGGACCTAATAAGTTACAAGCAGCTACGCCATTAGTTACTCAACTTATTCTTAAGAGTGACTTGATGATCGGTAAGAAAATTGATGATCAAGCTATGTTTACTGAAGGCGTTCAGGACATGGTTAATAGTGTAGTTAAGATTCTGAATTCTATCAAAGATAAGTAAGTATGCCCTTCAAAGGCGGAGAATGGAAACCAAATAATAAGCAAGCTGAGTTTCTAGCTCTACCTGATACTATTAAAGAGGGATTTTATGGTGGGGGTGCTGGTTCTGGTAAAAGTGAGGTTCTACTAGTATATCCTGTTATTCGAGGTTGGATTAAGAATCCAGCATTCAAACAGGTATTCATGCGTAGAACTTACGCTGATATTAAGTTAGAGATACTTCCTCGCTCCCGAGAAATATATAGACATTTTGGCGCCAAGCTGAATAAAACTGATATGATGTGGACGTTTCCACGTGATGATCAGTATGGTTCAGGTGTTAATCCAGATGGAGCAGTAATCGTATTAGGACATTGTGAGAATGAAGATGATGTACACAGATATGATTCAATGGAAATCAATCTGTATACACCTGATGAGTTAACAACATATACACAGTGGATTTATGAATATATCGGATTCCAACGTACTAGAACTTCTGATCCTAACTTACCAGCAATTATCCGTGCTGCTGGTATGCCTGGTGGGATTGGGCATACGTGGGTAAAGAATAGATTTGTTACACCTTATCCAAAAGGTGGTAAGTTATTATATGGTAGGGGTGGTATTAAGCGTATCTATATTCACTCTACCCTAGCTGACAATCCCAATATTGATCCTAATTACGCACAGAATCTTGAAGCAATTCAATCGAAAGCTGAGCGTGATGCTAAGAAATATGGATCTTGGGATGCTTATTTAGGTCAAGTATTTGACGAGTTTCGTGATCATAAGTATAGTGATGAGCCAGAGAATGCATTACATGTAGTTGACGCATTTGATAAAACTGATAGTATTTCATATGGAATTCCTGAATGGTGGCCTAAGATTATTGCGATGGATTGGGGCTATGCTCCTCCAGCGGCGACAAGTATATTATATGGAGCAATATCACCTGAAAGACGCCTAGTTATTTTCCATGAAGATTGGTTTCAAAAGACATTAATTGAGGATTGGGCCTCGAAGATTAAGCATCGTATTGAGATTCTTGACCCTAAAGTAATTAAATTATGTCAATCTGCTGGACAACAGCGTGGTCAAGAACATACGATACATCAACAAATTTCTACAGCATTAAATAGACCTATTGAACTTACATCTAATAGTGCTGGAACAAGAGTTGCTGGTAAGACATTAATTCATGAGTATTTACGTTGGAAGCCGAAATATACACACAAGCCCGAGCAGAATCCATTTAACCAAGATTTTGCCGATTGGCTACAACGTAACAAGAGTGAATCAGATTATCGAGCTTACATTGATTTATTTAAAGCACCCCCAGTTGAGAATAATCTCCCAAAACTGATTATTTTCAATCATTGTACGAATGTAATTAACTCGATTAAGGCTTGCGTTTATGCCAAAAACAATCCTCAGGATGTGGAAGAATTCCCTGGGGATGATCCATATGATGCGTTACGATATATTGTTGATGCTGCTGATCGTTATTTCGATGATGCTGTTGATGAGATGAAGAAGTTAGAAAAGCGTCAAGCATTATCGTTAATAACAGACATGACAGCTTACTATCGTAATGCACGTAAGTTAGATGAAGAATCACGTGGACCAATGGGAGTTGTTAAGTCATCTATTAGAGGATATTATAGGCGATGACTAAGTTCTTAACGTGGTTAGAGAATCAACTAACCGAGCATAGACAATATAGATTAGCTCTCAAGCGATGTCCTAATTGTGAGAACATGATGGACATTATTAAGGACGCTAATCATAAAGTTGATTTGTTAATGCATAAGGTTGAACATCATCAACCAGTAGTTGAGGATAATGTTAATACCAATACTAAACCTGTAACATATCAATCCGCTCGCGTCTCTCGTGCTAAAGCAATGCGTGATTCATTTGAGCAGATTAAAAAATTAGAAAAAGAATTTGAGGAGGCACAAAATGCCAGATCCTCCATTAGTTTCAGCAGTGAGGCCTAGATTTGTAATAGGTGAGTTTGTTAGATTAGATGATTACTCACTAAACTTTATAAGACAAATCTCAAAACTACATCGTACTACAGTATGTTTAGTTAGAGATGGTACTGAGAAAAACGTTTTATACGATAAGATAACGAAGCTTCGATGACTAAAGGTAAAGCTCTACCAGAAGAATTACAGAAGGCCCTCAAAACTATTATTGAGGACTTTGAAAATGAGGAAAGAGCTGCACGCGAATCACAAATTCGACTTTGGAAGAAATTAGAGTATTATTGGGTTGGTATTCAAAATATCATTTGGGACCCAGTTGCTCATGATTATAGGTCATTTAATACAGATTTAAATACATCCATTAGTATTAACGAAGCTGCGTTTTATGATAAGCCAATTAATGTATATAGGGCCTTACTAGAATCTATTATTGCAGCATTAAGTGCTACTGTACCAGGAATTAAGTGCATACCTGATGATGCTGAGAATCCTTTAGATATTACGACTGCTAAGGGTGGAGATAAGATTGCTGAGTTAGTTCGTAGACATAATGATGCTCAGCTTCTATGGATTAAAGCGTTATTTATTTATTGCACGCAGGGAATGATTGCTGCGTATAACTATTCTAAATCAGATAAAAAGTATGGTTTAGTTGATCAGCCTGAATATGAAGATGTAACTGAAAATCAACAGTTCAAAATTTGTCCTCTATGCAAAATGCCCATTGAGGACGATGTATTAGCTAGTGCATTAAAGGTTCAGGATGAAGCTGAGTATGATCCTGACAATGAAGATGTTGAACGTAATGATCTTGAAGAACAAGGCACATTATGTTTGAATTGTCAGCAGGTTGTTAATCCTGAAATTCGTAATGAAACCTTTATTACTACGAAACTTGTCGGAGTTACCAAGCAAGCTAAGACACGACAGATAATTGATGTTAATGGTGGATTATTCGTTCGTGTACCAAACTACGCTCGTGTCCAGGATGATATTCCATACTTAGCTTATTGCTACGAAACTCATTATACTCAAGTTTTAAGTAAGTATCCTCATCTTCGTAAGGAGATGTTAGGTAATCTTAAATCTGCAGAAGGCTCATCCGGCAGTGGTTATGAACGGTGGGGTAGATTAAATACTCAGTATCTTGGTGATTATCCTGTTAATACTCCTACTGTTCGTAATTGGTGGTTACGACCGTGTGCATTTGAAATAATTCCTGAAGATGATATTCGTGATGCTTTAATTAAGCGTTTCCCAGATGGCTGTAAGGTTGTATTCATTAATGACATTTACGCTGATTCCTGCAATGAAAACGTAGATGATTGCTGGACATTAACGTATAATCCGTTAAGTGAATATTTAACTTTCGATCCATTAGGAACTTTAGTTGTTCCCATTCAAGATATTACGAATGATTTAACATCTCTTACATTACAAACTATTGAACACGGTATACCTCAAACATTTGCTGATCCGGCAGTATTAAACTTTGATCAGTATCGACAAGCAGAAGCTACACCTGGTATGGTGTTTCCTGCTAAATCTAAAACTGGTGGTAATTTAGCTGAGGGATTTCATACAGTTAAAACTACTTCATTAAGTCCTGAAGTTGACCCATTTTCACAGCGTGTTACATCATTAGGAGAATTCGTTAGCGGAGCACAGCCATCATTATTTGGTGGTGCAATGCCCTCATCTGCTAGAACTGCTTCACAATATCAGATGAGTAAGAATCAAGCATTACAGAGATTACAAACTCCTTGGAAGATGATTAATGCTTGGTGGCGTCAAGTGTTCGCTAAAGTAATTCCTGCTTATATTAAGACAATGCAGGAAGATGAACGTTTAGTAAGATCAGTTCATGGTTCATTCATGAATGATGTTATTAAACGCGCCGAGTTAGATGGTAAAATTGGTGATATCGAAGTAGAAAGTACAGAGGAACTACCACAGACATGGGCACAGATTCGTGATGTGCTAATGCAGTTAATTGAGCTTAATAATCCTGCTGTTTTAGAAGCTATTGGAGCACCCGAAAACTTAGAAGTT